GCTGCAATATCAACTCCGTCAACTGTGCCGCCAACAGTTAAATTTCCAGCAATGTCTGCGTTAGTACTATTATCTTCTATGACAGCCTTAGATGCAGGTAGCGTACAAAATACGTCTTTTGTACCTGCTCCAAAATCAACTAAGCTGTCTGCATTAGAACTGGATATAACAGACGTACGTGAAAGTGTATCTGGTGTAGCATCAGTAACTGTACCGACACCTATTTCAAAAGCAGAACCACCTTGTGCCTGAATACAATAGTAAGTTGTATTAGTATTACCTATTCCTGCTACAAATGTTTCAAAACCTACCTCTGCGCCCTCTAAATTTACGGTGCCAGTGCCTGTAGTTGCGGTCGTCTCTTTGACTCTATCATTTACGACGAAGGCCATTTATCCTCCTATCCTAATCTGATGAGCTCTGATCCACCACCGTTCAAAGGGAATTGAACTGTAAATGTTCCGTTTGAAGCTGTAAAATCTCCACCAAACGCTAACACAACAACAGCATCATTAGTTGGGGCACCACCATCTTGTCTATAAATCAAAGCACCATTCGCAGTGAAAGATGCAGAAGTCCAAGATACATCATTAAAGTCAACAAATGCTGTAGAAACACCTGATCCACCAGTTACGCTAGCTCCGGTCAATGCTTGGCCTGTAGCTTGATAAGCAGTACCTGATGAGTTTTGTACTTCGTTTGCTGATGAATATGCAGTGGTTGTAGCTCCTAAAGTTGCTGAAGAAGTATATAGCGCAATATAATAAGTGGCACCACCATCAAAATCGTGATTACCTTTCAATAGTTCCTGTTTGAACACATTACAAACTGCTTGTGATATCGCCATACTTTTCTCCTATTAAGGGTTTGCGGATGGTATAGGAATACGAATACTTCCGTCCCTATATTCATCCCTTCGTTTTTTACCTAATTGTTCTTGTGCAAGTGACTGTATTGCTTCTTGATAAGAAGCTTCGTACACTTGTTGATCGTTCGGCGCTTTCAAGAACTTAAACGCTTCACATAAGCAGGCATATAACAAAACATTAGGAGCATTTACGCTGACCCATGTTTTAGTATTACTACTTGATAAGCCTGATGGTTTTTTCGTAATACCTATCTCAAATTTATACACCTGATTGGGAGTTGGTGCAACGACTATTGTGCCCATATCCCAATTTGCATAGTATCTTGGTGTTGCTGTTGAGCCCACTTCTGGGGTGTCATAGTACTCAGACATAAAATCTTGATCTACTCTTACTAGGTCATGTCTTTGTTTTGTTCCAGAATCTATGTATAAAGTAACGTATCTGATAGTTGCTATTTCATCTATAGACGGTTTACTAGGATCTGTCGCACTAAAACCAGGTAATCTAACAAACCGGTTATTCGCTGCTGTATTTCCATTTACATAAACATTGTCATTATTTAATTCAATAGTTCTAAATATTCTGTGTTCAGCATGTTCAATAAAATCGTTTATAATAGTGTCAGTTAAAACCTGATCATCTGTTTCTGTATAACTTCTAATCTGTGTTACTAATTCTGCGTATGTTGTCATGCTAATAATGTAACAGGTCCAACTGATGCCCTGCCTCCTCCAAATTTAAATATACCACCACTTTCATAGTATTTAAAGGCTTTACCACCAGCAGCCTCAAACTGTGAATTATAGTCTGTTCTATCGTCAATTAATATCTTATTAGGACCACCAAAAGGTCCTTTATTAAAATTTGTAGCATAATTATTAGCAGCTGGGGCTCTAGCTCCTGTTAGATTAGCTGCTATCCATGTATTTTTTTGGTTAGTGATATTAGTGCTTGTGGTACTAGATAGTATCTCATAAGAACCATTTTTAGAAATAACAAGATCAATTAATGCGTTTGCTTCCGCTCTTTTGCCAAGATTTGTAAAAAAGTTTGTAGGTGCGGCTGTCAAAGCTTGTGCTTCAATAGCTGGTGTCATGTCATACCAATCACCACCAGCATCTAATAAGCCTTGAGCTGTAGCAAAATTTGCAACTGCTAAATAATATTCTGTTAAAGTTCCATCTAAATCAATGTAAACAGTTGTAGTTCCTGGGTTACAGTTATCATCTAAAAACTTAGTCAATGCATCATTCGGGTTAAAAGAAAAATTATCATCATCTATTTTTGTTACTATGTGTCCTTGAGCAAGATTAACATCCTCTGCAGGTAAGTGTGAAACTTGTGGGTAAGCAGGAAACTTAGCACCAGTGCCTCTAAATCTTACAACATCTCCATTTACAAAACCATGACTAGGATCATTTACATTAATTATTTCTGAGTCTCTGACGCCTGATTCAAAAGCATCATTATCTAGTAAATGTGCAACTGGAGGCTCTACTCTGTCTGGTCTAGCATTCTGTAAACCTTGTGCATCACCTTTAAATACCTTTGGTTCTAATTGTGGGTGTTTAGTTTCAAATTCTGTAAAATGAACAAAGGATCCATTCCATTCTTTTCTCATTTCCTCGTAAGGAAAAGCTTGTCCGCTTCTATCGGAAATGGCTTTTGATTTTTTTCCTGATGCAAAATTAGACATTTGGATAATACGCTTGTGGAGTTATAAATGTGCTAGAAGAAGAACCATCTTCTGCTAATGCTCTTTGTAGTTCATCTTCATACAACAGTTTCATTTGTTGTACTAATTCTGGTTTGTATTTCTGTGCTAAATAATAAGATAAACCAGCTAACATACAAGGCACAAACCTGTAAGGTACGTCTGCTGTGTTACTATATGCACCTGCATCTTGTATTCTTTTTACAAAATAAATAGCAAGGTCTTTAGCTGCATTTGCTGTATCTGGTGTTGGGTAAAGGGTTAGTAATGTGTGGTCTATAAATCTTTGTACATAATATTGAGAAGGTGCACCCTTTGACAATTTGTTAGATAAACCAGAATAAGTTGATCTATTTATTTTTGTCAGTGCCGTATCGCTTTGAGTCGTAGTTCCTTTGCTACTTCTTAATGCTGCCTCTAATATATCATCTACACCATTTACTGGATTTGTTGGAGACGTAGTTGCACTTGTGCCGTCATCAGCACTTCTAAAAAACTTATACTCTGCTTGTCCCTCAACTAAATCAACATTTGTTTTGTCTATTTCCCAATAGTGTAAACCTCTATTGGCCCATTCTTGAAACATTATATTTAAAGAACGTCTTGCTGATTTTAATTGGTAACCACTAACAGATCTAAGTCCTACGCGATCGTACGACTCCTGTATAATATCATCTATTGAGAAACCACTTTCAAAAGTAGTTGTTCCTGATGTTGCCACTTAACCTCCTAGTTGAACGTTACTGTAACGCCACTGGTAGCTGTTAAATCTAAAAACACACCTGTTTTAAATCTTATTCCACTTCCAGGAATAAAAATTTGCAGTCCTTCATCCCCAAACTTAAAAGTGTGTGCCGTACCTGCTGCTGAAGTATTATCATACAAAACAACAGCCCCACCTGATGCTCCTGCTGCAGTTATAGATGTAACTCTACATGGTCTACCTACTAGCTGACCGTCTGCCGCTAGATGTGCTGTTTTTTGGTCTGATGTGAATGATCCTCCACCTGACATAATATTATCCTCCTAAATTTGTGGGGCCGAAGCCCCACATTAATTTTGTATTAAGCTATTGTTGCGCCGTTTACTGAAGTAGCGACCCAGCCAATAGTGCTGTTCCAAACTAGAGTTACTGATTCAGCAACTGCATCAAAAGCAATTGTTGATCCGTTTGCAAATGTAGTTGGAGTAACTGTTGCAGTTCCACCACCATCAACAATCATGTTAATGATTTTCATTTGCCCTGAAGTTGTTCCATCAGCTAAAGTTACTGCAGCAGCTCCACTAGCTGTAGTAAGCTCTGTTATTAGGTTTACAGTGTCTGCAGCTCCTGCGCCTGATAATGCTTGTACTCCGCCTCTAATAGCTTTGTTGTAAGCAGCATTACTAGTTATAGCACCAGTGCTTGCATTTTTTGTTATATCTTCGAAACCGTTCTCTGATCTGACCGGTCCTGAAAAAGTAGTTGTACCCATTTTGTATTCCTCCTATTAATTCACACAGTCGCGAGGCCGTCTGGTCAAGTCTGTGTTTGACTCACTATACTCTTTTAAAATACTGTTTGCAAATAAAAAGGGGCGCCGAAGCGCCCCTCTTAATAGGTTTATAACCTTAACGATTATGCACCTGGAGATCCGAAGATACCTCTAGGATCAGAGAAGCCGAAGCTGTATCTTTCCCTAGCTTTATATCTTACGTTACCAGTCTCAAAATCACCTTCCATGGCAGTTTTGATTGGTGCACGAACCATGTGCTTCATTCCGTTAGGAACATCAGTCTTAATGAAGAACGCGTCATCATCAGATAGGAAGTTATTTACCACATATCCTTGTGGGATCATTCCTTTAGATGCCAATGCGTTGATGTCATTGTCAGCTGTTCCAACTCTATTAGCAGATTTCATGATTCTCTCAGCTATGAATTGCTGTGAAGAGTGAATGATTAGTTTCATTCCTCTAGCAGCGATTTTTAAGCCTCGCTCATCAGTCATCTTAGCGATGTCAATGCAAGCTTGCTCTAGTGAAGTTTCACTAAGGTCAGCTGGTGTAGCTAACTCGTTAGAGAAAGTTCCAGCTATTGTTGGGTGGTCAGTTGCACAAAGTGCTTTATTGTCACCGCCAGTAGCTGTTGTGAAAGCGTTGTCAAGAATATTGACAGCTTTAACTTGCTTTGTTTGAGCCATAGATCTTGCTAGTGCTTTTGTGTAACGAGTAGAGATTTTGTCATACAAGTTATCTTCAATCGCTTCTTCAGTGATTGCAAACGCGAGAGCAATTGTCTCGTGTTGATATCTTGCTGTGAAAGTCTCTTGCGCGTTGTCATAAGCAACTGCTGAACCTTCGGCTTTTACATTCGCTTTATCGAAACCTGATAACATTACTTCTTCTTCGAATGCTCGATCAGAATTTTCTGTATCATAGATTTCTGCGTGTTGGTTCTCGTAGTTTTTATACTCAAGTCCGAATAATGCATTCAGACCTGGCTCTAGCTCTTTCGCTAGTTGTTGTCTTGATATAGCCATTATTTATGTCCTCCTGCTATTATGCGTACAAGTGCTCATTAATTAGAACTTTGTAGACTGCGTTAGCTGAACCAATTTCTGATCTACCAGTTTTTCCAGAAAAACCGATAATCATTAAATTGGCACCAGTACCGATGTCATCAGAATCTAATTCCATTGCACTTACACCTGTTGTTGTATTGCCCGTACCTACGACTACGTCTGCTGTTTGCATAACATTGCCTTGTGCAGATGCCCCGTCACCTTGTATTTCAAATACTTGGTGTGGATCATCATATACAAATGCGTCAGCTACAGCGCCGTTTCCGCCTGCTACAGACTGGTTTTTAAAAGTTGGTTTGTTAGTTGTCGCATCATCGTATTTGCAACCCCAAAAAACACCAATGTTAGTCGTACCTGTTCCAGCTTGCTGGATATTGCCAGAGTCTGGCTGTACCATGTCACCCTGGAAAATTGCATTTGTTTCGTTAGATGCAATTTTGTACTCATTGAGTTTTTGGTTAGCTCCTCCGCTGATATTACCAACTGGGTTCAAACCAAATGC